TAGTTATAACAGCTTTGAAACTTCTAATAGCAGTTAAAATAGTAACATTTATGATTTCTTTAGGTAAAGCTATTATGGTGGTTCTTGCTGGTTTAAGAGGTATTGCGGCAGTTTCAGGTGTTGGATTAGGTTTAGTTGCAACATCAGTAGCCGCAGTAGGTTTAACTTTTAAACAATTAAACAAAGAAATAAATAAAGTAACTGACTCAATGTCAGAAGCAATAGATAAGAACATTGAGTTTCAAGAATTAGTTAGCGGTGCTGATGCTAATGATGGATTTGTAGATGCGTTTGAAAAAGGTTCTAAAGCACTTCAAAAAATTGAACACGATATGGCAATAAAAATACCTGATGCAACACAACAGGCAATAAATAAATTTGAACAATTAAATGATGAAGCTTTAAGTAATTTACAAAATAAACTTTCATTCGTAAAAGAAACAATAGCAGAGGGATTAAATTCAGGAATAACTAAATTCTCTAATGCTCTATCAAGAGCAGTTATACTAGGAGAAGATTTAGGTAAATCATTTAAAAGAATGTTACAAGATGCTCTTGTAAATACTTTAGCCATAATGATTGAGATGGTTATAAGAATGGGAATACAAAAGTTATTAGGTATTGAATTAGAAAAAGGAGATAACAGAAGATTATCAACCGAGAAAAAAATTACAGGCGAAAAACAAAAACAAGTTGCACTACAAGCTATATTACTTGCTATGGGCGGTGGCGGTGGTTCAGGTGGCGGAAATGGTGGTCTATTTGGATTCTTCTCTAAAGGTGGTTCAGTTCCAAAAGGACAACCGATTGTAGTTGGGGAAAGAGGTGCTGAATTATTTATACCAAACCAAGCGGGTCAGATTACTCAATCAGCTAGAGGAACAGGTGCTAGTGGTGGTGCAGTAAATGTTAATTTTACAATCAATGCCGTTGATGCAAGTGGTATTGATAGATTATTAGTTGAAAGACGAGGAACTATATCAAGAATAATAAATGAATCAGTTAATGAAAGAGGGAGTAGTAATTTAATCTAATGTCAGGTGCTTTTCCAATATCAAGTGCAAAATTCTCAACTATGGGAATTAAATCTATTCAGACTACAATTATATCTAAATCAGATAGTGGTAAGAGATTAGCAAGGCAAATAGATGGTCAAAGATTTGCATTTAGTGTTGAGATTATAACAGGTAAAAGATCAGATATTTATGGTGAGTTAATGGCATTTATAATTAAACAAAGATCAGGTAAAGAAACTTTTACAATTACACCACCTGAAATAAAAAATGCTAGAGGAACTGAAACAGGATCAGTTTTAGTCAATGGAGTTCACGCAGTTGGTGATACAACAATAGCAATGGACGCATTTGCTGGTGATGGTGCGGGGCGATTTAAGACGGGAGACTTTATTAAATTTGCTTCGCACAATAAAATATATATGGTTGTTGCAGATGTAACTTCAAGTTCTAATGCCGCTACTGTTACTATTGAACCACCTCTTACAACAGCATTAGCAGATGATTCAGTTGTAACTTATGATTCTGTTCCCTTTACAGTTTTTTTAACTAATGATGTTCAAGAATTTGGAGCAGTTGGTTCAGACAAAGATGGGAACTTAATTTATAAATTTCAATTTGATGTAGAGGAAGCATTATAATGAAATATTTAGTAAAACATTGGATTAATGTTGATATGATTGCAGAAGAAGTTATTGATGGTAAAGACGTAGATTTAAAAACAAATAATATAGGTAAGCACGAAGAACCATCTGAAAATGCACACTATGTTGTTGCAGATAATATAAAAGTTAAAAGGAGAACAATAGAAGAATATGACGAGAAGCTTAACGACAGCAATAAAGAACGAATTAGCGACTAATGACATTAGACCCGTCCATCTTATTACAATCGGTTTCTCTAGCCCTGTTAATATTACTGATTGTTCATTTCCTTTAACAAGTTCTGTTTCAGGTTCTAGTGTCACTTATACTTCATCATCTTTCATAATGGGTCTTTCTAATTTTTCAGAAGAAGTTGATATTACTAAAACAACTTTAAATTTAGGTTTATCAGGAGCAGATCAAACATTTATATCTACTGCATTGAACGAAAATGTGGTTAATGATTCAGTTACAATACATAGAGGATTTTTAGATGATAATAACGCTTTGATAGCTGACCCATTTTTATTATATCAAGGAACAATAGATACTTTTGAAATATCCGAAAAAGGTTCAGACAGTAATATCATATTTAAAATAGTTTCTCATTGGGCAGACTTTGATAAAACCAATGGTCGTAAAACAAATAATACATCTCAACAAAGATTTTTTAGTTCAGATGTAGGTATGGACTTTTCATCAGAGACAGTACAAGATATTAAATGGGGTAGAGCATAATGGATAGTATTATCAAGCTTTATCAAAGATTTGATAAATACAAAGATAATAGTTATCAAGAATTGTATTATCATATTTTACCATCAATAAATTTAGAACAATATAAAACATTTAAAGATGAAAAAGGTTTATATGGTTTTGTTAATTGGGCTAAATTAGATAACAAAGACGAAGATCAATATAGTCAAACTGGATTTCTTTATAAAAGTCAATGGAACACAGGAAAAAATATTTGGTTATATGATATTGTGATTATAAGGAAATCAAAAGAAGTAATGAGATGGGTTTATAACTATTTCAAAGGATATTTAGAAACTAATCAATCAATTAATTGGTTAAGATTAGATAAAGATAATAATATTCATAGAATTGGTAAAAAATACAAAAGGGAGTTTCATAATTAAATGGGTGGCGTAGTCAAAAAAATAGTTGAGTTTCCAATAAAAGTTCTAAATAAAGCTTTATCTTGGCTTACGCCACAACCTGAAATACCTGAATTTGGAGAAACAGATTTTGATTCTTTTGAAAAAGGTATTTTATTAAATAAACAATCTAATGACGCTTCTATTCCTGTTGTTTATGGAACTAGAATGCTTGGCGGCACTAGGGTTTTTGTTGAGACTTCGGGAAGTGATAATTTGTATTTATACGTTGCCCTAGTTCTTTGTGAGGGAGAGATAAACGACATAACAGAAATTAGAATAGATGATAAACCTGTAACTTGGGCAAGTGATTTAGCTGATAACACAGCAGTTGAAGTAGGAAGTGGAGATAGTAATTTTTATAAAGATTCAGCAAGTTTAATTAGAGTAGAACCTCATTTTGGGTCTGATAGCCAAACAGCATCAACATTATTATCTACATTATCATCTTGGGGAACAAATCACAGATTAAGAGGACTTGCTTATTTAGCTTTACGTTTTAAGTGGAATGAAGATGCGTTTAGTTCAATACCTAAAATTCAAGCGGTAGTACAAGGTAGAAAAGTTGTAACTCTAGCATCTAATCTGTCAGAACAGACAGCAAGTTTTTCAAGCAACCCAGCATTTTGCTTATTAGATTATTTAAGAAATGAAAGATATGGAAAAGGTATTGCAACAGCAAATATTGATTTACAAAGTTTTTATGATGCTTCACAAGTTGCAGTAACACAAGTCACACCTTATTCAGGTGGTTCAGATATTAATATATTTGATTGTAATGCAGTATTAGACACAACAAAAAAACTTATAGAAAACACAAGAATATTATTAAGAGGTTGTCGAGGTTACTTGCCTTATACAGGTGGAAAATATAGTTTAATTATAGAATCAACAGGAACAGCATCAATTACATTAACAGAAGATGATATATTTGGTGGATTTAGTTTAGCAAGTGAAGATAAAAATAATAAATACAATAGAGTTATTTGTAGTTTTGTAAATCCTGATAGAAACTACCAAGTAGATGAAGTTCAGTTTCCGCCAATAGATGATTCAGGTTTAGCGAGTGCAGATCAACACGCAACTATGAAAACAGCAGATGGTGGTTTTTTATTAGAGGGAAGATTTGATTTTCAAACATTGACTTCTCCGTATCAGGCGGAAGAAATGGCAGAAGTTATTTTAAGAAGATCAAGAGACGCTTTAAAATTAAATATCAATGCAAGTGGTAAAGCTTATGATTTAGCCATAGGAGATATAGTAAATATAACACATAGTTCAGTAGGTTTTTCTGCCAAACCTTTTAGAGTTAATTCAATATCTTTTAATGAAGATTTTACAGTAGGATTAAATTTAATAGAACACCAAGATGCACATTATACTTGGGCAAGTAAAACACAAGCAACAGCAGTTCCTAGTACAACACTTCCAAATCCTTTTGTTGTTCAACCACCAGCTAGTGTTACATTAACTGACCAATTAATATCTTATAATGACGGAACTGTAATTGTAGCTTTAGATGTTCAAATAGGTGCTTCTCCTGATAGTTTTGTATCGTTCTATCAAGTAGAATATAAATTAAATAGTGAATCTGATTTTAAAATACACTCACAAGGTTCAGGATTATTTCAAAGAGTATTAAACGTAATTGACCAACAAGTTTATGATGTAAGAGTAAAAGCCGTATCATCTTTAGGTTCTTCATCAACATATGTATCTGCACAAAGAACGATTGTAGGTGCTACTGACCCTATATCAGATGTGACAGATTTCTCCTGTAATATATTAGGTAACGAAGCCCATTTATCTTGGGAAGCCGTAACTGATTTAGATTTAGCTTTTTATCAAGTTAGGTATTCAACTTTAACATCAGGTGCAGAATGGCAAAACTCGGTATCACTAATTGAAAAAGTATCAAGACCAGCAACATCAGTAACAGTACCAGCAAGAGTAGGTTCTTATTTAATTAAAGCCGTAGATAAATTAGGAAACTTCTCTTTACAAGCTACAATAATAGCAACGAATGTAACAGCTATTGGAAACTTTAATAATGTTGCAAGTGCCACAGAAAATCCTAATTTTACAGGAACAAAAACAAACTTAACTTTAGCTAGTGATTTATTAAGACTTACTGATTTATCACAAACAGGAACATATGACTTTGCTAGTGTTATTGATATTGGTGCAGTTCACACTTCAAGAGTAACAGCTTCATTAACGCAATTTTCAGAAGATCCTACTGATTTATTTGATTCTAAAACAGGATTGTTTGATGCAGCTACAGGGTCTTTTGATGGCGATGCTCCAGCAAACGAAAACGCACAT